GGAGTTATTCCCCATCATTTGATTAATAAATCCTCCTGCTACTCCTACTTTTCTTGATTGCTTTTTCATGTTCTTAAATTTTTAGTTTGTTTCTGTTTGTTGATATAAATATACGACCTATTTTGATATATACAATAGCCAAGAAGAAAAATAATTGTTTTTTTTACAGAAACTTATTTAGCTGCTTCATTTTGCTGATTTTTCTATTGTGAGTAGCTGCTTGAGTTTTGATCTTTAGGTTGGCATATTCCATGCATGCATAACGAATTGAGTCAATGCCATGATTCCACGCATCAATTGGAGTTGAACTCTTGCGAGAATTCCAAACATAGTTGTTAAACTCTTTAATTAGGTCAATACTATCTGCATCCACGATGATCTCGTGCTGGCTCATGAAGTCAATGCCAGCTTTAATTGAATCATTGAACTTAATAACTTTGCGTAGGTTGTGTCCTTTGGTAATCAATTCGCTTGTAAGTCTAGGCTCTGAATTATCGCAAATGATTAGTTCCTTGCTCTTTGGTAGCTGAAGGCTTAATTGATCGGTTGTTAGTTCTTGCTTATAAACTAGCTGCTTAACATAGATGCGTTTACGCTTGCCATCAATCGCCACTTGAACCAATGCCGTAGGGTCAGGATAAAAGCCAAAGTCAAGCCCATAGATGGTAGGTAGTGAATCATCAAAATCACCAAGCTTCCAATTCTCAAAGACCACGCCTTCTGCTCTAGAAAGCCAGCCACCCATTACACGATGCTCGTATCGCTTTGGCTGAGTCACTTTAAGTTGCTCAAACTTCTTAATGATTGATTCGCTTATGTTCTCTGCGTTGTCTAGGTAGGTCGTATGGATGTATGTCGTATCACCTTTGATGCCATTATATCCCGGCTCAACCCCAGCTTGCTCAAAGAATCGTTTGTATATCCAATGCTCTTTTGTAGATGGGTTGAGTATCATGATCACCCTGTTAGCCACATCTCTTACCCTTACAGATTCATCTATCTTGTCAAAGGTATCTTCTTCAACCAACTCTTCGGCTTCATCTAGCACCCATGTTGAGATGCCTTGCAAAGACTTTAAGGCAGCCGTTTGATTACCTGAACTGGTCTTGATGCCCTTAAAGATAATGCGACTGTCAGAACTATTGTTTACGATCTCGCTATTGGTAACGCTAAAGGATGCCTCTACATCGTACCTATCTATCTTGTCTGTGAACTCAGGGATAACAGATAGGTGAGCAGATATCATTGTATATCTAGTGAACAAGATTGAATGACCTTGCTCATAGGATAGCTTTAAAAGGAAGTCAGCAACGTGAAATGACTTAGCAGAGCCACGACCTCCAGTAAGAACATAGTACCTAGTTTTGGAAGTGAATAAAGGCCTAAACTTATTTATCAGGTTTACTGCCATCCCTATTCATCGCCCACCCATTTACTGATAGGTATATTGACCTTTTCACCGCCCGTTGTAATGTCGGTTTCAGTCCTTTCAATATAACCCCTCTTCTTGCCTTTAGTCTTGAGGTAGAATATAGTAGCAGCGGTTGAGCCGTCTTTGATCTGTTTATGTAGCTGGCTTTCTGCAAAGTCTAAAGCAATGTCAGATATATCACGCACATCGTTAGCGAATACAAGGTCATCTTTCACCCATTGATAGAAAGTAGTACGACCTACACCAACCTTCTTGCAAGCCGTTGTTACGACCCCTAGCGATTGTTCTAAGGCTTCTATGATTGCCTTTTTATGTTGTTCGGTTTTGTTCATTTATTTTATTTTGGTGTCCAAGCCTTACTAAAATCTTTGTTTTTAAATACATCGCTCTTTGGTATTCCTGCTCTAAATAGCAGTCTGACGACTTCTTCTTTCTCCATTTTAAGACGATCCATTATCTCTTTTCCATCTAGCCCTTCTTTAACCATATCTGTAATAATGTTGCTCATTTCCAATACTGCATGTGTTCCTCTTGCTCTGTTGTGTCTTATTGTAGCCATTTGCTGGGAAGATGCATCCTTCGGGCTTATCATTACCGTTGGTACTTTTCCTTCTGTCAGATTTTTAACTCTGTCATCAGAACTAACCGTCCATCTGTGAAACCCATCAACGATTGTCATATCAGGATTTATAACAATCGGTTGTGTCCATCCGTCTTCGAGGATGCTAATTTTTAAGAGTTCTAATTCTGTCGGAGCGACTCTATTAGGATTGTAGTTGTTTGGCGATAGTTCTTCTCTATCTCTCCAAATTACTTCGTTTAATGGTTGCTTATTCATATCTTACTTTTATTTTATAGTTGTCGATAATGTTCTTTCCTCCTCCATGAATGCGCCTTTCTGTGTTTGTTAAGAATTGGATTATATTCACATCCTTATCAGTTTTATTTTCTTTTGACATTAGTGCGTATAAATACTTTTCCCTTTCCATTAAGGTGCGTAAAAGCGCCCGAGCCACATCATTTGATACTTTTTTCTGTCCGTTAGTTGCAAGACTTTCTTTTTTAGCCTTGTTTAATACTTGAACGCATGTAATAGGTCTGCCCATTTCCCAATACACAAAACCGTTTATTTCTAGGTAAACATACTGCTTTGAGTGAAAGGAATAGACCTCGCCTTTCTCTCTTATCAACCTTAGGAAATCTTCATACTTTTTTTCTTCCGAGCATTTATTCCTTTGTAAATAGAAATGTGGATAGCTTTTTGCATAGCTTTTTGCAAACGTAAACTCTTCACCCTCTATGAACTTTTCTGCCTCTTCAAGTGTCATTTGTAAATCTGTTCTGCCTCCTCTTGACTAATACCTAATTTATCCCTTCTCTTTTGTGCAAAAGTTCGTAGGGTATTAGATTGTCTACCCTTAAAATCGCCACGAATAGCAATCTTACATAGCCACTCCCAAGACACGCCCGACAAAGGGTGGTTTTCTTCCTCAGGAATAGGTTGTTTGGTTTGTTTGAAATGAAACCTAAAATACCCGTTTAAATTTTTCTTTACTGTGTTTTTTGGCGAGCCTTCATAGCTGTCTAGAATGACATTCAAATAATCCTTGTAGGTCATATTATCAGGCTTGGAACTTGCGTTAGAATATAACTCTGTGTTTGCGTATCTCCAAGCCGTAGCCACGCCACTAACTCTATTTAACATTTTATGCCACATTTCAGGGAAGCACTCAGAGTAAACCCACAAACCTCTCAACGGCTCTTCTCCGAACGGTGGACAAACTCTTTGCGTAAGAAACTTTCCATGTAGTTTGGTCTGATTAAAAATGTCATAGGTCTTATTGTATTCCCATCCGTATTTGTGAACCGCCAACCAAACATCCTCACTACTCCAATCGTAGATAGGAAAACACCTATATTGATTTCTACCTTTTTCAGATTTTGAATTAATGAATGATTCGTTTTTTTTACTAGCAATAACTTGATACCTTCTTAGGCTTTCTTGTGTTCTAATACCAGTCAACATGGCTACCTTTCCGTCACCCCTGTCATATAGGTAAGGGGAAAACTCTTGAAAAGCCATTCCCTTTTTAAAATTCTTGTGTTCAGTTATAGCCTCTTCAGGTAAATCTCTTACCCATATATCTTCTTTGCCTTTTTCCCAACAATACCAAAACGGTTCTTCATTTGAACAAGCGTTTCTATGCTTGACTTGTAAACAATACCATTTCAGGTTTATGTCGGGATTATTATATACGCTCCTGACATACTCTATTGTTGGAGGATGTATCGCCTCTTCATCAAAAAACACTACCTCTAACGGCAGCTTGTTTCTTTCTTTAGCAACCACTAATGTAGCATTTAAAACGGCAGTAGAATCCTTCCCACCTGAGAAGGAAACTACTACCTTGTCAAAATTGTCGTAGATATACCTAATTCGCATAAGAGATTTATCGTAAACGTTTTCTTCTAGGTACTCTTTTTTTCTGACTTTCATATTACTTAGTCCTTATGTTTTCTAACTTACTTGCCGACACTCCGTCTACGATTGTTCTATTAATCATTGGATGGTCTACATCTGTGGCACCAAAGTCTGAGTCAGGGTGAAAAGCAATAACGTCCATTCCCTCTTCAAATGTCTGAAAACTATGTGTACCATTTGGGTAAGTATTTCCATCTAAACCCTCTGAAAAAGTTTCTCCGTCCCATTCTTTTATTATAAAAATCATTCCCTCTTTCAGTTCTATGTTTCCGAAAGGTGTTTTACACAACCCATTACCTTTTGCTACTATTCCAATTCTATGACTAGGATGGGTATGTGGTGTTTGATCTATTCCTTTAGGGAAATGTAAATGATTAAAACAAGGGTCGCCTAGCTTTACTGGTGGAATAAGCAAACTATCTGTGCAGCCGTCAATATATTTTAATCTACCTTCTTTTTCAATAGCCCCAATGTGATTTACTGCTCTGTATTTTGTATTTGGGTATTTGCCTTTTAAGTGATATACCTCAATAGCGATAGCTTTGAAATCTCCCGACAAAACAAAATCCTCAGATGTAGAAAAGTAAGAGCCCCTTAAAATTGTTGATTTAACTCTTTTGCCTGACAATTCTAAGTAAGCATTGCCATCATATACGAAAGCATATACGCTACTATTAGGTTTTTTATTAAAGCCCTGTCCATTTATTATATTGTAATAATTTAAGGGATAGCTTTTGTGATTCTCTTCTTTTTTAAGTAGCCCAAACTTACGATTGTCAAATGCTACAAAACTGTTGTTATTTTTCACTTTATTTTATATTTAGTTATAATTTAAGACCAAATGCATGAGAGCATCCTCTTGTTTTTCTATGTAGTTCTTTTCTTTAATTTGGCTTAGAATTGATATTAACTTTATTTTGTTTTCGTGCAGCATCAATAACTCAAATAAAGAGTGATCATCGTCCGATAGACTGGGTGTAGGTTTTGTTGGTTCTTCTTCGTCAAAGCCACCAAACAAATCTTCTTCAGGTTGCCAAACATCTAGACCCCATAGACCTAACTCTTCCGCATCCCATTCATTAGCAAGTATATCCCAGTCCCACTCACCATAGCCCACATTATCTGTTATGATGAACCGCTTTTGTTTAACCTCATCCCAGCTAGCGATGTAGACAGGTACCTCCTTTACTCCAGCTTCTCTTAATGCCTTGAGCCTCATGTTACCGCCTAGCACAACCATGTCAGGGTTAACCACTACTGGTCTAGCCTCTAGCATTTCGGGAAACTCTTTGATTGAATTAACTAGCTTCTTGAACTTGTCATCCTTAATTACTCTTGGATTGTTCGGATTGCTTAATAGTAAACTTACTTTGACCTTTTCCATTTGCTTTTATTATTGTTTAATCAAATGTAATAAAAAAAGCGGAAGTTTTCGCAACCGCTATTTTTTCACTAATTACCTTTTGCTAGAATTTTTATCCTGACATTCATATTTGTCATTCAAGATCGCCTTGCAACAAGCACCATGACATGAGCATTTCTTTTTCATTGGACTAGTTAATAGTATATGTCTAACACGATCAATATACAACTTGCACTTACCACATTGCTTAGTTTGCG